GGTATGGGAAATATGAAGTCGATGGAAGTGCTGCATCCTTCATTCGTCGAAGAGGAATACAGTGAAGACCGTAAAACGCTCAAGAGTATGTGGTACGGTGTCGGCTCAAGGCGTGTTGAACTTGACCCTGCCGACATGGTATATCTTCCAAGGCTTATCTTGCCCGGTGATGCGCAAGCCATCAACCCGGTGCGGTCTGAAGCACCTTTGTTTGCAATCGCTATCGCAGCCGTGCAATACAGCCAGGCGTGGTTTGCCCAAGGTGCGACACCGAGCTACGTGCTCACGACTGATAACAAGCTGGACCAAGATCAGTTAGAACGTATCTTCGAAAAGCTGCTGCTCGAGCATTCAGGATTGAGTAACGCACATACACCTTTGATTCTTGATTCCGGTCTCAAGCCGTCATTCACACAGAATGATCCTGAGAAAAGTCAGATGAATCAGACGCTCGGATATGTCCGTTCCGAGATAGCAGGTTACTTCGGTATTCCAGAGCACCTCGTTGGCGGTACCGGTGATACTGGGAACGTCTGGGGCAAAGGTATACAGGAACAGAACTTCTCGCTTGTCGACTTTACACTCAGCGGGTATAAGGCACCATTTGAAGAGGCATTCAATTCGATCCTACCGGCTGGAATAAATTGTTCTATTGATGAGCGTAGGCTTTTGCGCGCTAATGACATTGATACTGCTCGTGCAATGCTATCGAGGAGAACTAGTGCCGTCACTAAACCTAACGAAGAGCGTCGTTGGCTTAGCCTTCCTCCAGACAAGAAGTCTCCTCAGGCCGACAATATCGAAGCGCCTCTCACGTCTGCGCCGCCACCAGGCAATGGAGCTACTAGCCCGGCGGCTAGCGTTAGCGAGTCAGACCCAGGTGCCGCAGCACTCGGAGATAGTACCGGCGGAGGTGGCGGCGGTGGCAACTAACGAGCAAAGCGAGCAGCTTCGTGAACTCAATGCCGCACGCGCACGAATTACGATGGATGCTGAGCAGCGTGAGTTGAAGCGTCGCCAGCAACAGGCTGCAATAACTGAAGCACGATTTAGGTTGCTTCAGGAAGAAGGTGGGCGTGCATGAATTACGCATTTGATGTAGACGGCACAATCAGTTCCACACCTTCGCAGTTCCAGTCAATTATGTCCGCGCTCAAAGCAGCAGGACATAAGGTTACTGTGCTTACAGGTTCTAATGGTATTACTGCAGAAGACCAAGTTGAGAAAGCTAATTTTCTAAACTCACTTGGTTGTGGTAGCGGCTGTTATGACGAGCTTCAGCTAATTGATAGCACTGATAAAGATAAAGTACCTGAGCTAAAGGCAGCCTGGTGCGAAGATAACAACGTCAGTGTATTTTTTGATAATGATCCAGACAATGCTCAGGCAGCAATTGAAGCAGGTATCAACTTGGTGCTTGTGCCATGGGCTAGCCGTAAAGGCAAAGGAAAGAGGAGTGACATGACTGTTACGTTAGAGCAGGCCCGCCTCATGACGGGCGAGGAGAGGGCCGCCGCGTCGCAGTCGCTCACCGACATACAGGTAGCGGTTTACCAAGCGCTTCAGGCGTCACCATATGGCGGTGATATTTGGGTTTCCGACTTCGGTACTGACTATGTAATCTGGTGCAATTTTGGAAACGGCGCTAATTGGCGTTGCGGCTACAAGCTCAGCGCAGACGGCACGACTGCCACACTGACCGGTGTGCCGGAAGCTGTTGTGTCTGAAACCAACTGGGTAGCAGTGCAGCGTAATGCTAGTAATCAAAGCGGAGGCACGTATGATGAGGTTCGCTCCGGTTTGACTGACGATGAGTGCCGCGCTGCAGGCCTTTGGACAGACGATGAATATCGTGCCAAGTTGTCCGGCGCTGCAATCAATGATCTTCCCGATGAGGCATTTGCGTATATCGAGCCGGGTGGAGACAAGGATGAGGACGGCAAGACCACGCCTCGTTCAAAGCGACACTTCCCGATTCACGATGCGCCGCATGCGAAAAACGCGCTTGCTCGCCTAAGCTCCAGCCCGTTCGGAGATAAGGCCGCAGGCAAGGTCAAGGCTGCTTGCAAGAAGTTCGGCATTGAAGTCGGCGACGACGCACAAAATAATTCGGCGTTGGCGATCGCCGAGATGCGCCAGAGTGAGAGTTATCAAGACACTCGCGATCTTCTCGCCGCAGCAGTGAATGATAAGTTCGCCGGGCCGGCAGGCTCGTATACCTACGTCAAGGATTTCACTGATGAGTGGGTTGTTTATGAAACGAACAACGAAGCATTTCAAGCCGATTACACTGTGGACGGTAATGTTGTATCACTCGGTGATCCTGTTGCGGTAGCTGAAGTGCACACCTACACACCGATAGAGACGAAGTCTCAGACACGGGCTGCAGTGACTCCGCTAAAAAGCGATGATGAGAAAGGCAAAGTCAACTGCGATACGTGCGGAGGTTCCGGGAAGATCATGTCCGGCAAGCGCGATTGCCCTGACTGCGACGGTTCCGGCAAGATCGCTAAGTCTGAGAAGAAGTCCGCACGGTCTGGTCATCGCCAGCGTCGAGACCTTCCACGCGGTAATGAGCGGCGTGCATTTGCGGCTGTATTTGAACTGCGCGGTGAAGGTGAGATTGTCGACAACAAGGTAACGTTACACGGCATACCGATTGTCTACGATAAGCGGTACAAGGTTGTCGACCAGTTTGGTGAGTTCCGCGAAAACATGCATGCAGGCGTTGTATCAAAACTTCTTCCTGCGCAAGACTTTGACTGCCGCTTCCTTTACAACCATGATGGCATGGTACTTTCTCGCAGCCTAGCAGGCACGCTCGAGTTTGATGACCAGAAGACCGGCTGCCACGTTTACCCGACGATCGATCTACGGTCGCCGGCTGCAATGGACCTTTATGTTGCAACGGATACCAAAGCGATTACACAGATGTCCATTGGTTTTAAGTGTGCCAAGGGTGGAGACGCCTGGCGCCGGGCAGATGATGGCATTGAAGAGCGCGATGTTTATGAGTTCTCCGAACTCAATGACGTTAGCGCTGTTGCGTATCCGTGCAGCACGGAAACATCTATTTCAATTGCTCGTAGCCTGCTTGACGGTGCAAGTGCTGAGACGCGTGAGCGGCTCCGTGTTGCATACCATATGGCCGGCGATCTTCGCTCCGACAAGCTAACTCAAGCTGACGGTGAGCGTCTAATGAAAATCTTCGAGGAGCTTTATGAAGTTGAAGAGCTTCGCGATGAAGTCATAGTGACTCCAATTTTGGAGGCCACTGAAGTCCCTGTGCCGGAAGACACAGAACGGACTCGGCAGGTTCAGCTGCTAACGCAAGCGCGTTTGCGGATGGCCTTGCCGAAAAGGTAACAAACAGTAACACAAACCAGCTCTACCGTGTTTATACCGGTGCGGTATCCGCGACGTAAGTCCCGTGAAAGTTTGCAAACTGCGCAAGACAAACTAACTACTATTCCCTAAGGAGGGAACAAATGTCCAGACTAGAGTCCTTGCGCGCAAGTCGCGATAAGGCAATAGTCGATGCAAACCAGGTCCTTGATGACCTGGCTCTTGTACTCGAAACGCGTACTCTGACCGAGGCTGAAGTTGCACAGCGCGACGAGGCTACTGGCCACGTCACGCAGCTTCAAGAAGCTGTTGGCGCAGAAGAGGTTCGCGACGCAGAGGCCACTGCTGAGATTGCCGCTCGCGCTGCACTTGGTACGCCTAATGAGCCGGGCGCCGGCACGACTGAAGTTCCGGAAGTCAGGTCCGTGGTCGTGGCAGAACTCGGTAAGAACGGGAAGCCCAAAAAGGTTCCTATGAACGTTCGTCTCGGCATTGAGCCGCTGACGTATTCAAGGGCCAACCCGAACAACAGCTTCTATAACGACCTGCTCGCCGCAGCTTGGACCGCAGCGCCCGGGTTTACTGAAGCTCGTGAACGGCTTACTCGCCACCAAATCGAGATGGACGGTATTCGCAAGAACTCCGCCAACTCGAATGAGGCACGCCTTCTTCGCAGTTACGATAACGAATCTCGTCGGCGCTCTTCGCAGCGTGCAGAGAAGCGGGATATCGCAACTACGGTCGGTTCCCTCGGCGACTTCTCGCCGCCTCTGTTCTTCTTGGCGAAGTACGCACCTTGGCGGACTTACGGCCGTACGCTGCTCTCGATTCTAAAGAGCATGCCTCTGCCTGAGACCGGCATGGTGTTCAACCTGCCCAAGATTTCTCAGCCGACCATCGCTGAGAACCAGACGACAAACGTCCAGGGCGCAGGTGAGAACACTACGGTGTCCACTCGCGACATGACGTCAAGCTACGAGACCGGCGCTGTGCAGACTATCATTGACAACCTGCTTGTGTCGCAACAGTACTTGGACCGTGTAGGTCCCGGTATTGACGGCGACCTTATCGTCCACGACGACCAGACCCGCCAGCTGAACCGTTTGCTCAACGGTTACGCCTGGGGTGCGCTGCTCGGCATGGCCGGTAACGGCGCAATTCCCATTACCGGTTCTGGTGCTTTCAACGGCACCGCAATCGCTGAGTTCAAGCGCCAGGTTCACGGCGCCAAAGCGGTTGTTCGCCGGACAGACGGTGTTGTCGCTTACCCGACGCACTTCATTTCGGACGCCGACGTTTGGGAGCAGATTGAAGGCTCCTATGACGTGAACGGCCGGCCCTACACCACTGGTGATGGGCAAAGCGCATTCAACCCGATTGCCACTGGCACCGACAACGGCGCACCTGAAGGTTATTCCGGATTCAAGTTCGGTGGCCTTCCTGCGTTCGTCGACGAGGCAGCCTGGGTATACGGCGGCGAACTCGACACCATCGTAGTTGGTTCCGGTACCGCTTCTAGCGCTACCCTTGCCTCGCACGCTGCAGTCGTGGGCGCATTCGACATCGCCTGCTACTGGATGGAAGGACCTCCGGTTGTTCGTGTCCTGCCCCAGCCGTACGCGCAAACCTTGACCGTGCTCATTCAGCAGTACTGCTATGCCGCACTAGTTCCGGAATACCCCGGTGCTTTGCAGGTTCTTTACGGCTCGCAGCTCGCTGACGCCACCGTCACGGCGTACTAAAACACCGGCACAAGTACACCTAAATAGGTGTACTTGTGCCACAAACCGGAGTGGTCCAGTAGCTACGACGTCGGCTCCATAAGCCGAAAATCGCGAGTGCAAATCTCGTCTCCGGCACGGAAAGAAGGACACATGCAACCAATACAAGAAACCACAGATGCCACGCGCTTTCGCGCGCGCGCGCAAAGCCTAGATGAATGGCTAGAACGGTCAGGGCAATTGGTTCGTGAAACGACAGAAGCTGCTGATGCGCGGCAGGAAGCACGTCGGCATGAAATTGAAGGCTTGAGACAGGAGACTCGCTAGTGTCTTTCACGATGGTCAATATCGTCCACACATTTGCTCGACTTGATGGCACATTACCGAGCGGTACGATATCGTTTCGTCTGTCTGCCACAATGACTAACCAGGGCGTCTCATACACGGCTGAGGTCCCACTAGAGGCTTCCATAGGACCGAGTGGGGCACTTAGCTGCTTTCTCCCTGCGAACGACGACGGATGCCTTGTGACGTCACCTAGCGGAGGTTATCAGACAACGCCTAGCGGCACGTATTACGTAGTGACATTCCTGTTTGCAGATGTTGATGGCGTACAGATATCCGGCGACGTGCAGAGCATTACCATAACCTCAGCTGCGCCATTAGTTGGTGGCATACCTACACTTGATCTTGGCGCACTAATGCCGATCAATTCAGCGTAAATGGCACAATGTAGAGAGGCGGCTGCCTAAGATGACTTCGTCTGCAGGTGTGGGAACTGAGAGATATACTACGTTTTTGGATGTAGAAAACCAAGTAAAACCTTGGCTTAGGTTCCTCAAGGTTGACACATCATATGACGAAGTACTTACCATAATCACAGAAGGCGTTTGTACAGCAGCACAACGGTTTCTCGGCACACCTATTGCGCCAATGCTTTACGGGCCGGATGACGGGTTAGGTAAGTTTGATGGCGGTGCAGGCTTATACTCCGGTTACATCATGTTGCCAAGAACTCCTGTCCTACAGGTTATATCGGTAATTGAGTATCAGGGAAATAATCCGGTGACGCTTACGGAGATTGTTAATCCTGGTATACCTAATGTTGCGAATAACCCGACGCCAGGTGATGGGTACCAGGTAAGTTACCGCACTGGTCGGCTGACTCGTGTGCTAGGTGGTATTTGGAATCGTCCGTTTTTCCCGGGCTCGAATAATATCTGGGTAACGTGGGTCGCCGGTTATAACCCGATACCGACCGACATAATTATGTCGATGCTCAACTGGATTGGGAACATCTTCAAGAACGGTTTCGAGGCAAGCGCTATTCGTCCGCCTGGGCCAGGTGAGGGGTCTGATCCATCTTCAACAACTAAGGGTATCTGGCTTGGAATACCTAATGACGTGAAGACTGTATTGCAGTCTTACTTGGCACCGGGAATTGCCTAATGACTGTATCAGCTAATTACTCTACCTTTATACCTGGCGCAATACAATCACTTTACAGTTACATGCAGGCAGTACAGGTTGCACAGCCGGCGGGACTTACAGACATATCAGTTATTTTTGGCACGCCTACAGGCTCAGACAAGATAACCGAAAATGTACTAATGTTTGGTGCCTGGCGTGAGCAAGGCGGGAACATACTAACAGACTACGCATCAAATTGGTTCGACCTTCCAGCGGCGGCTGGGCGTAGGCTTGAGCCGTTCAACTTGAACTTCTCAATAATGAGCTGGTCTGGTGCAATAGACCCGGTACCGCTAAATCGTATCGTGAACGTATTTGCAATGTTCAATGCTTTGATTGAGCAAATCATGGATGACTATCCGTGGCCGCTGCTTGGGCCTGGCTCTTGGGGCGAGTTGAGTATGGACATGCCAGTTGCCGGGCCTATGGCCACCGGCGGTTGGGGTGCTGTATTAGAGTGCAAGCTTGAGGTCATAAACGCCGTCGTTCAAGGTTACCCACAAGGTACCTAGGAAAGGGATAACATGCCTGTTCAATATCGAAATGTAAAAGACCCGCCTGAAACGCTATCAGTTAGTTATGGGATTCTCGGTAAGCGTATCGTAGCGGCGGACGGGCTTATCCTCGTGCAGGACGAGTTTGCGGCTGCATATGATTGCCAACCTACTGTGTGGAAGCGACAGGGAGTTGCGCCTGTGGCTGCAGGTTTACCGGCAAAGCAACCTAGTGCGCCTGTACCTCAACCTGATGCATCGACAGATTTGCCAGCAGATGATCTAAAGCCGCCGACGAAGACAGAGACAGAAGACACATCGGCGCCGAATGGTTCGCCAGCGCAGACTGTTGACGGTACTTCAAGAGAGATTGAAAGTGCACTTCTTTCTAAAGAGATCGCCGACTTGGAAGCACAAGAAGCCGCACTTGCGGCACCTAAGACCGAGGAGGTCAAGTAATGGGATACGGAGGCGGTATTGGCGCCACCCTCGGTTGGGGCGGCGAATTGAGCGCAGGCTACTTCGCAGCGCCGTCTGAGTGGTCAACATTTGAGAAAGAGGCGCACAAACTCAAGAAGAATATTGTAACAAAGGATGATTTGCACGGTGGGCCGTACAACCTGCAAACACGCAGGGCCTTTGTTACTGTTACAGCAGACGGTTCAATAGACCGCGCGCTTTATGACAGGCAAATGGGTTTGTGGTTTCGTCAGGCATTGGGCGCCAGTGCAATTACGGCAGGAGGCAATGCATCTGCAGGTTATCAGACGAACTTCTTCGCCGGCAACCTTACCGGGCTTAGCCTTTCTGTACAGGTCGGTCGACCTACATCACTCGGTGTAATGGTTGCTACTTCATATAACGGGCTCAAGGTAACAAAAGCAACGTGGGGTGTTTCTGCTTCGCAGGTTGGAACATTCGTTGTTGACACCGACGCCTGGAATGAGAACGTTACAATTGGCAGCTCAGGCCAGTACGGCTATGTCGCACCGAACTGGGTAAGCTCAGACTTGCTTTCGTTCAAGGGCGCGTCGATGCTTATTGGTGGTACCGCAACGACAACCTCTGCCAACTTTACAACAGTCTCCGGCAATGCAGCTGAGATATACTGCAAGGACTTTACAGCATCGCATGCACTTACGCTCGACGTTGCGCGCTACTTTGTAGGTGGCAATGGCATCAAGTCTGAGCAGATTGAAAACGGGATGCGCAAAATCGATGGCACCATGAAGCTCGAATTTGCGAACATCACCGACGTCTACAATGCAATGGCTGCAGATATACCAAAGGCACTCGTCTTTGAGTTTGTTGGCACTTCGTTTAGCACATTGTTTACACCGTCCGTAACACTTACTGTTCCAGTTGCGTTCTTCGACGAGGATGATTTCCACGTTGATGGGCCGAAGCTTCTCGAGCAAGCAGTAACCTGGACTGCATATGATGACGGCGTAAATAACCCATTCCAGGTAACTACGCTGTCTGCAGACAGTACCCTCTAAGTCAGGAGCAACATCTTGAAGATCAATATCAACGGCCAGGAATATCCGTTCGATGCCGACTCACTAACGTTCGATGAAGCCTGCGATCTCGAAGGGGTTTTTGGCGGGACGTTTGGTGAGTTCGGCGCCGCATTGCGGAAGACCTCTATGACCGCAATTCGGGCCTTTGTATTCATCCTTATGCGCCGGAACAATCCGGAACTTCGCATCGATGACATTGGACGCACTGTTCTCGGCGATCTCAAGTTCGTCAAGGAGAAGGCAGACAAAGATGAAACGGAACCGGTGCGTGAATTGCCGGACCCTACCCTGACGGACTTCGAGCAGCCCGAGCCGGCGTCCGAGGATTAGCAGCACACTGGTTGAACGTTCGGTTTCAAGAGTGGGGAACGCTCAAGATGGGAGATGTGAATTACATCATTGCGCAGTGTAGACAAATCCGTGATGACATCAAGACGGGGAAATAGATGGGCGTAGTTGTA